GCTGGAACGGCAGCAAGTGGATCTTGATTGACAACACTGACGTGGTAAGCCAAAACGGTATCGCATTCGCAGATGTACGTTGGGACACAGATGGTACTGCTGATCCAGTAGCAGGTAGTATGCCAGCAATTTCAGACATGCTGACAAGCGATTACACTGACCTAGACGCACCTGACCACAGACTGTACCCACGTGGCACACTGATGTTCAACCTACGTCGCACTGGCTTCAACGTCAAGCAATACGTAAGCAACTACTTCAACGCAGACGCGTTCCCAAATGCTACAGTGTTACCACTGCAAAAAGCATCTTGGGTAACAGTAAGCGGCTTGCAAAACAACGGCGCACCTTACATGGGCCACAAAGCTCAACGCATCATGGTTGTGAAGGCACTTCGTGCAGCTATTGACGGCAACGACACAGTGCGTGAAGAAAGCTTCGGTTTCAACCTGCAATGCACTCCAGGCTATCCAGAGCTGATCAGCAACATGGTGGCATTGAACAACGACCGTAAGAACACTGGCTTCATCATTGGTGACACACCGATGAACCTGCCAGCCAAGGTGCTGGACGTAACCGCATGGTCTACAAACGCGAACGGCGATGGCTTGTCAACTGCTGACCCATACATGGCAGTGTACTACCCATCAGGTTTAGCGAACGACTTACAAGGCAACACTATCGTGGTACCAGCAAGTCACATGATCTTGCGCACTGCGATCAAGAGTGACAACGTATCTTACCCATGGTTCGCATACGCAGGTACACGCCGCGGGTTGATTGACAACTCAACAGACATTGGGTTTGTTGATGCGAAATCTGGCGCGTTTATCCGCAACGGTATCAACCAAGGTATGCGTGATGCACTGTATCAGTTGAACATTAACCCACTAACGTTGTTACCAGGCGTTGGCCTAACCAACTTTGGTAATAAGACACGCAGCGGTGTCGCAAGCGCAATGGATCGTGTGAACGTGGCACGTTTGGTAAATTATATCCGTACTATTTTGGCACACGTCGGTGATGGATTCTTGTTTGAACCAAACGATGCTATCACTCGTAACCAAATCAAACAGGTTATTTCCAGCGCACTGAACGACTTGATTGCTAAACGCGGTGTATACGATTATCTAGTTATTTGTGACGAATCCAACAATGATAATGGTCGTATTGCTCGCAATGAACTATATGTTGACGTTGCGATCGAACCTATGAAGGACGTTGAATTTATTTACATCCCAATTCGCTTGAAAAACCCAGGTGGTATCAAGGCAGGCGGCAAATAATTAGATGTTACTCAAAAATAAGGGCTTCGGCCCTTATTTTTTTTTTGATTATAATTATTGCACATTTGAAGTAGTCCAGACCCACTTACTGCTGCCACTGTCCCAAATACGAGAAAATCCCTCATTTGCTCTTAACTGGTATTCCGTGATGTTATCAGGATCTTTTTTTGTTTTTCGCAAAGTAAATCTATGAATTCTTTTTGGATAATTAGGCTTAATATACCAATAATTTGGAATCCCATCATGCACTTTTGTAAACCCCAATTTTTCATAGACATCGCCATCACTCCATCTATTATCAGAGTAAGAGACGATGGACGCCGGGGAATGCTCTTTAATAAACGCTGAAAATAATTTGCTGGCCCCGCCAACAATGGAATACCCTGTTTTTGAACAAAATCTATTTAATTCCCACCCAGCAATTTTCCTTGACAAATTTGATTTTGAAAAAGTCATGACTGACACTAAATTTTTATCATAGTACAACCCATAGCAGGCATTACTTCTTCCTTTACCCATAATATGATTATCGTTACAAAATTTGGCAGCGGCAGAACCTGTTATTTTTTGCAATGAGCATTTCCTTGCATACACCTTGATATCAGATACCCCCAAAATATTTTGCAATCTACTTTTAACGATTTGCGGGGATAAGTCCCATTCATCCTCGAATATTTGTATCAACCGTATGTTGTTCTTTTTTGCCCAAATCAATTTATCACGATCAACCAACTTATTACGATTATTACTTAATAACACTTCCTCAGAATGCCAATATAACCCGTTAAATTCAATACCAATATTTAATTCTGGTATAAAAATATCAATTTCTTTGTCATGATACTGTGCCCGGTATGATTGAATTGCAGTGGGGCATAGTTTTTTAATAAAATCATATAACTCCTGCTCTTTTTTGCTTACTGGTTTACTACGCGGATAACAGGTAGGACAGATAGTTTGTTTAAATTTTGACGGTTGAAAATATTGTTTGGTGAATGAGAAGTTAGTACCGCAAGTATTACAAGTCAAAGAAAAGGTAATATCTGATATACTATTGATCAATGTTAGATTGAGGTCATTGATTTTTTGAATAATGCTTTTATTAGACCGCTCTCTACGTTTCGCATTCGTTGCTAATATCGTTTCTCTACTTTTTTGTTTTGATACCTCAGTTTGCTTTTTCCCGCGCATTGGTAATCCAAAATCATAGCCATTCTCTTTTTTAGTTTGAATTGCTTTTTTAGTCCGCTCTTTCATAATATCAGAATGGGCCGATGCGTATTTTACTACACTTGCGGATATCCTTTGCTTTCTTTCTTCTGGCATTACATATACAGTTGGGTCAGAAATTGGCCCAAACTCACGTTTGTAAGAATCGCTATCATAACCGTGAGTTTTTAAGTGTCTCCAATGAATAAATCTTGGAAATTCCTCATTACATATTTTACAATTGATTGACATAATTTGAACCTATATAAACTATTTACGCAAATTATTCAACTATAAACTGCGTATATTATGATTTTAGATAACTATGCTACATTTCACCGAAATACGCTAAATATTATTAAGAGTGTATAGACACTGAAGGAGAATTTATACCATGGCAATTTCATCGTTAACCAAATTTACAGTACCATTAGCTACTAACCAGAGCGCATCAACGCAGGGCATGCTAATGCCAAAATTAAAGTTTCGCTATCGCGTTTCTTTTGAAGGTTTTGGTGTAAGTTCAAATAAAGTTGAATTAACAAAACAAGTTAAAACATTCAAACGTCCTAATCCAACTTTTGAAACTTTTGTTGTTGACGTATATAACAGCAAAGTAAATCTGTTAGGCAAACCAAAATGGGAAGCGGTGACTTGCGTTATTCGCGATGACGCGGCAGGTAATGTTTCAAAATTAGTAGCAGAGCAACTGCAAAAACAATTTGACTTCATGGAACAATCGTCAGCAGCATCAGGCATTGACTATAAATTTGTTACTCGCCTTGAAATGCTTGACGGCGGTAATGGCACTCATGAACCACAAATTCTTGAAACCTGGGAGATGTATGGTTGCTTGTTAACTGGTGTTGAGTATGGTGATGTTGATTATGGTGCTAACGAACCAGTTGAATTGACGTTAAACATCGTGATGGATAATGCACTGCAAACACCACAAGGCACAGGTATTGGTACTGATGTTGGCCGCACATTAGGCCAGGCAGTAACAGGTTAATTATTGGGTATATACTGTAAAAAGGGGTCTCTGTACCCCTTTTTCATTAGATAAAATTAAATTATGAAGGTTAAATGTTATGATTAATAAAATACGCGATTGCCACACCGCGGCTGTAAAAAATCTAAAAATCATGTTGGATGATGGATCATTACATTTGATTAGAATGATGATCGCGACATCGTCAACACTATGGGCAATTTTGTTACTATGGTCAATATTTCCAACAGACAATTTTTTACTTGTCTCCCCAACCCAAGAGTTATTGAACTCTATTATTCCAGCAGGTGCGTGGATTTTTGCGTATGCAGTGCAAGCTACTGTTGCTATAGTTGGACTATTGCTAAACGCTAAGGGTAAATTTTTTGTGCTTTTTGATAGCATTCTTGGAGCATTATTGTACAGCGTCACAACATCTGTGATGATTTTTAGTTATTTGGATCTTGGCAGAAATATGCCGCCAGTGTGGGCAGGGCAAATTACTATAACAATTTTTTCATTGTGGGCTGTAATTAGAAACTCATACGAGTAACTCACAAACAAAAATCAATGAATTTGCCAGGATAAATACGATATGGCAAACTTACTTGACTCAATAAAAAGCGAAATTATAGCTGCTAACCCGCTAAAGGGGATGGGGTCACCTGCGCAGTTCGTGAACAATTTTGTTAAACAGGTGGCGCAAGGTGATCAAGTTAAAGACTGGGATCACGCATCTAAATTATTTGTATCAGACAACTACGCGCTCGCCCCAAAGAACGCATTTTTATATCACGTGTTTTTTGATTTAAACGGTGCTGCCGAAATGCGCAATGGGGTAAATGCATCTGGTAATTCTGAAGAATTGGGTATGATGGTTAAACAATGCTCACTTCCAAAGTTTTCAATTGACACCGCAGTATTAAACGCATATAACAGACCACATATTATTCAAAAAAAGATACATTACGACCCAGTATCAATTACTTTTCATGACGATTCTGCTGATCGTGTTCGTAATTTTTGGTATGATTATTACACTTACTACTATAGAAATTCTGACAATGTATCTACTGATAATTTGGCAACACTTAATGGGATTCATGGCGAAATAACAACTGACAGATCAATCAAAGACTGGGGCTATACTATCCGCGGGTCAACAGATGGTGCTACAGTTAAAGAACAATATTTGAACTCAATAAAAATTTACTCCCTGCATAATAAACAATTTAGTGAATACATACTAATTAATCCAGTGATAAAATCTTTTCAACACGGCGAGCACAATTCTGGCGGCGACACTGAGACAATGCAGCATACTATGACAGTGGAATATGAGTCAGTGTTATACGGGTATGGCAGCGTGAGCGCTAACACAGTGAAGGGATTCTTGAACCTGCATTATGACAAACGCCCGTCACCATTATCAGTTACAGGTGGTGGAACGCAAAGTATTACTGGGCAAGGTGGTATTTTAGACTCCGTCAATGAAATATCTGGCGACTTATCGTCTGGCAATTTTGGTAGTGCTATATTTAAAGGTATGCGAGCAGCAAATGGATTGAAAGGTGCAAGCCTTGGCGGTATGTTTGCGTCTGAGGCATTATCTATGGGTAAACAACTTATCAAAGATGGGAAAAACCCGTTCGCCTCAATAAACATACCGTCTATGGATAAAATTAAATCAGCAGCGAGTGCAGTTGGAAATAAAATTTCAAGTACTTTCAGCAATGCCACACCACCATACACACCAGCCTCGTTGCCACAGAATATGCCGCAAGTAACATCTATTGCGACTCAAGCTGATACTGGCGATACGAGAACAGCATAATGGAGATATAGATGGCAGGTTTTAACAATTTACCAGCAAAAAAACTTGATAGTACAACCAACT